CGGTAGACCCTTATCCGTTCATTGAAGTGTTAACGTACCCTACTTCAGGAGACTTGAATGAAACAAGTATCCGTGAATACATTCGATCAATGCTTGGATGGCCCGCAGTTGGCGTAGAGCTACAGCCGGGACAATACGCTCACATCATGGAAGAAGCTTTAGGCTATTACAATCAGTATGTTCCAGTGGAGCAAACTGGAGTAGTCAACTTCATTAGCGGTGTGTACAAGTACAACCTCCCAGACGTTCCAAGTCGAGGAGTTTACCGGGTAGAGTTTGTTAGAGCTGAGGGCGCACCCTTAGTGTCTGATCCATTGTTCGGTAGGGAATACCCAAGAGGTCAACAACTTGACTTCGATCAATACAACCTAGGCATTTCAATTTGGAAGACGATCCAGAGAACTACTGGTCAGGAGCCGGATTGGAAATGGGACAGGCTAAACAAAGACTTGTACATCTCGCTAGGCGGTACAAATGTGAATGGGCCATCAGGCAGCTTTCTCATAACGTATCACTACTTTGATGACAATGCTTTGAGTCAAGTTCCACAGATGCACTTTCGCGCTCTAAGAAGGTACTGTTTAGCTTTGGCTAAAGAAGTGCTTGCTCAGATTCGCGGCAAGTTTGGTGGTGCAGTCCCGGCCCCTGGTGGGCAGCTCACCCTGAACGCCTCGGAGTTAATGCAACAATCAGAGAACGAAAAAGAGAAAATGGAAAACGAGATTCGTGGCTTCTCTCCTCCTGTTCCTCCTACTAGGTGGTAACGATGACAGAAGGCGCGTTTAACCCTGTGCGTCTACCACAGACGCAAGACATCGCGGTACAAGTTGAATATCAGATAGAGATAGCTAAACAGGCTTACCCTCTCATCCGAATTCTTCAACTTGATCGTGAGCAGACGGTGGAAGATTCTCTGTATCGGGAAACCCGATCACAGGACACCCACTTTAAGGAACCCATAGAAATGTATTCTTTCGTGGACTTTGAACCTAGTCGGCAAGAATTGAAAAAGTACGGCATTGATGAACAGCGCGAGGTCATGGTGACTTTCGCTACAGCTTTGCTGGAAGACAAGGGCTTACTTGGTTCAGGTTCACAATACATGATTGGGTGGGTCATCGAATTTGATGATGACTATTACGAAGTGTTATCCCAACACCGAGGCAAAGAAGGTTACTGGGCTAACACTAACATTCCATTCCACATCATAGTGACTTGCAGGAGATACAGATTTGGCAGCTAGCAAACACTTCCTTATCAAGCTCAGTCCGAACATGAGAGGGAAGTTAGCTAAGAAACTCAATCTCAAGAATGGACTAGGCACACACGTCTACCAGAACTTCAGTAACGTAGTTAAGAATGCTCAGGTAGAAGTCTTCAAGGGCGAACTGAAAAGAGTCGCCCACGAAGCGAAGCGAGACTTAAAGAAACGGATTGCTGACCAAGCATTCAAGTGGAAACCTCTCAGTCCGAAGTACAAAGCTCGGAAGGAGAGATTAGGTCTTGACCCTCGAACTCTTATAGCCACAGGTAAATACCTGAAGAGCATTCGAGTAGCAAGCAGGATGTACGGAAACAACTTGAGCTACCAACTCGGTACGCGAAAGGATACGCACGGCCCTTCGGGTCTGCCCTACATCGAACTTGCACGGCTAATGGAATACGGTTCAAGGAAACGGAAGCTCCCGGCGCGACCGCACTGGAGGCCAACAATTAGAAAGTACCGTAGATTACAACAGTCAAGGATTAAAGCAGCTCACAAACAAGTGGCAAAGCTCATCCTTAAACAGTCAAACTCTTCGCTAAGTGCGAAGAAGTAAAGCAAACACTAATAATGAACAAGTTAGTTTTCAATTACAAGGCGCAAGTCAATAACGTGGTCAACGGTCGTACCTTTGATGCACGTCTTGATTTTGGCTTCCGCAAATTCCAGGATTTCCGCATTCAGATGCAGAGTGTGGAATTACCGGATGAACGCTCCAAGGATGCAGTTGTAAAAGAATCTCTTGATCGAGCAAAAACTTGTCTACGCATGGCGTTGATGGGTACGGGTGAAAACCCTCAAGGGCGGCGCATCGTTGTCGCATCCACACAGCCGAGTACACGCAACCTGTCCTACTTCAGATGCTATGTACCTGCGCATCGTGAGAACATTGAATGTCCTCCATTGTGCGCAAAGTACGCAGGTTTGAGATTCATGGACGTTAACAATTTCATGCAGCTCTTAGCGGAGCGGCAGTTTGATTTGGTTTACGCGGCTGACCTGCTAGAAACCTTTGAACTCCATGACATGTACTAATGTACCGACATTTACTACGAATTGACGAAGGCTTGGAACTTGAAGCTTCGGATGCTAATCCAGCAGAAGAAACTGAAGAGGAAGAAGAGAAGGAAGAAATGACGATGACTGGCAACATCGGGACGGGGACGCAAACCCGTCTTGGCGATGAGCCATACTCGAAGAAGCACGGCAAGCAAAAACGCTTTCGTGGCAAAAAGAAAAAGGGCGTAACCCGGTAAGCCAAAATGGTTGACCAAATCCGCCTTTACGATCAGGCGGTTATGGACATGCTCCAGGGTAGCCCACTCGAAACAGATGGGAACTCCCTGAGAGTCGTTTTCGCTACCCCTGACAGAGCGTTCGCCACGGCTGCGGAAATATGGGGCTTGGATGAGAAACGCGCTCTGCTGCTCCCCATAGTGTCTGTAGAGCAGCAGGAAATTGTTAAGGATGAGCTTCGGTATCGAAACCTCGGTGTCAGATGGAGACCATCCAACATTGGCTATTCGGATGAGAACAAGACAGAAGGAAACTCTGCTGTTTTCCCACGAGCCTACGACTTGAGTTATCAAGTTGATTTCTGGTCTAAGACCGATGCTGCTGCAAATGCCTTTGCCCAATGGGTTGCTTTTGAATTCGTCCTCCAAAAACCCGCCTTCCTCTCTGTGAGTTTTGAAGGCGTGTGGTCTGGTTGGGGACGAAAGTTAATTGAGTTAGTGTCGGAAGGAGTTTCTGACACTTCTACTTTAGAAGCTGATGAAGATCGAACAGAAGTGCGGATGACTTGGACATTCACCCTCAAGGGTTGGCTGCTCCCAGAGATGACCACTACTAAGACTGTACTCAGCATTGAACAAGAAACTTACCTCGGCAATTTAGACTCCACGGCAACTGTTCAAGATGTCGATGACGGAGAGTTTGATGAGTCCAGCAAGTTGACGGTGGATGAAGATGGCTGGAGGCCAAGTGAATGATTCAAGTCACAGTAAAAAATCTACGGGAGTTCTCTTGGAAGATACCGACAAAGCAAAATGGCAACATGATCTTTGTTCGGGTTGCTCGCAACGCTAAGGCTTCTTTCAAGTGTGACCCCAAGTACCTTCAAGAAGTGAAAAAATTAGCCAAGGCTGGCTATCTGCAAATCATTCATGCAGAGTCAGCGGAAGCTAAGCAAGAAACTGTTCCGAAACGCGAAGACCCTGTAGAGGAGAAACGCATTGTTGTTACGGAAGAGATTACAACTGGTGCGTCTGTTGAGAGCAAGCCTGTCAAAGGTGATGCGCCACAGACCCAAAAACCAGACGGTAAGAGTAAAAGACCAAAGCGCAAGCGTAAGTCCAAAGGCTCCAACTCTGGTAGTGATAAACCTTCCACAAACAACGAGAGTAAATAACGAAACATGGCAATTCAAGTTTCTCCAGGTGTAGTGTTCACCGAAATCGACCTCTCGCAATACGCGGCAAGGATTAGTACCTCAATTGTTGGACTTGTTGGCGGGGCAGAAAAAGGCCCGATCAATACTCCCACATACATCACAAACGAACTTCAATTAGTGCAAACTTTTGGAGAGCCGATTTCAACTGTCAGCGGTGACTCTGATTCTGCTGTGAGCTACATGTCTCACGCAGCTCTTCAGTATCTTCGTAACGGTAATCAGCTCTGGGTAGTTCGCGTGGCTGATGAAGATGGTGGTACTCCTGCTGCTGCTGCGACAGTGATGCTACAAGCAACTGCTGTAGACATTCTTAAAGTCGATGCACTTACAAAAGGCGAGTGGGCTAATCAAGCCTCAGCCACTTCCAATGAAGGTATCAAAGTTGTTACGACTGATCCTTCTAACTCAAACGTAACGAATGCCAAAGACATCTCCATTTACTTTATGGGGGCTTTGGTTGAGAAGTACGCAAACGTCACCTTTGGTACTGCAAACGAAGGCGTGACAAACAGCGAGTATAACGACTTGCTGACTAACGCTGAAGATGTCATCAACGGCACTAGCACCTATGTCACGGTAACTAACCAGATTTCAGGTTCTACTGTTCCAGACGGTACAGACGCTTCTCCAGATACGTCCTTGATGACTACTGGTAAGAACGGCATTACTGGTTTGGTTGACGCTGACTATGTTGGCACGATCAATGTAGCTACCGGAGCGAGAAGCGGCCTTAAAGTTTTTGAAGAGGTTGACACCTTGGATATTAACTTGATTGCTGTTCCTGGTGAGACGGATGCAGCGGCAGTAAGGACTGCTTTGCTTTCGACGGCTGAGACACGGGCAGACTGCTTGGCAGTGATTGACCCGCCGTTCGGATTGACTCCTGCAAAAGCTGTTGACTTCGCTAACGGCGAAGGTGACTACGCAGCAGACTCTTCGATCAACTCTTCTTACGCGGCTCTCTACTGGCCTTGGGTCAAATACTACGATGGTTACAACCAAGAAAATTCTTGGACTCCTCCCTCGGGATGGGTGCTGTCGCAGATGGCCTTTAACGACCGGGTAGCAGATCCGTGGCAAGCCCCTGCTGGCTTGAACCGTGGTCGCTTGAGTTCCGCATTGTCCATTGAGCTTACAACCTCCCTGGGCGAGCGAGAGCTGCTTTACGGTAACGGCAACGTAGTGAACCCAATCGTAGACTTTGCTAATGATGGCATTACGATTTGGGGTCAGAAGACTACTCAAAGAATTGCATCGGCTCTTGATCGTGTGAACGTGCGGAGAATGATGCTTTACGCTGAGAAGGTAATCGCAACTTCGATTCGCTTCTTAGTCTTTGAACCAAACGATCCGATCACTTGGCGTCGTTTTATCGGTGTAGTTACTCCAGTCTTGGAAGGAATCAAGGCACGGAGAGGCATCACCAAGTTCCAAGTAATCTGTGATTCTTCAACAAACACAGAAACACTAATCAATCAGAACGTGATGAAAGGCATCATCTTGATCCAACCGACCAAGACTGCTGAAGTCCTTTCGATTGACTTTACGCTGCTCGCTACTGGCGCTCAGTTCCAAGAGTTCACGCAAAACTAAGAGGTAACATCTAATGGCTAATACCAATGCCGACGCTCTTGCACAAGCTCAAGGCTTGTATGAACCACAGCGATCTAACAACTGGCTGTTCACTGTAACCGATACCATTGCTGGTGCTGACATCCTTAGTGGTGAAGGTCTCCACGTCGCTCTAGAAACTGCGAACCTACCAACCCTGACCATTGAAGAAATTGAATTAAACTTCTTGAACTCCAAACGGTTTGTGGCTGGCAAAGCAACTTATGAAACCATCCCTTTGACAATCAAAGATATGGTGGATGTAGGCATTGCTAATGCGTTCAAAGTCTGGAGTGAAATGGTTTACAACCCGGAGACAGATCAAATCGGTCTCGCAAAAGATTACAAGAAAAATTGCGAGATTACTTTGTTTGCACCGGATGGATCTGCTGAACGCAGTTGGCTATTAGTCGGCTGCTGGATCCAATCAGCTAACTGGGGTACGCTTGATATGTCGTCGAGTGAACCAGTGAAGATTGAACTAACCTTGCGCTACGACAAGGCAAAGCCAACCCTCACTAATACTGGGGCGGCTTAAAAACTTTCGCTTGGGGTGATGTCTCATACGTCATCCCAAGTTCTTTACTAGGAGTACAACGATGGGAAATCTTGATAAACGGACTTTAACAAAAGTCGTTACACTTCCATCTCTAGGAGTTTTCTATGAAGGAAAATTACCTGGGGGCGAAATTAAAATTGCATCCTTTACTACCAGAGAAGAGAAAATCTTTTCAGGGGCAGGTGGGGGGCATGAGTCAAAACTTACACAGGTGTTTCAAAACTGTGTTGAGTTCCCTGACAAATTCAATCCAAAGGATCTGGTTTTACCGGATAGACTATTTCTGTTAATTCAGATTCGTGGTCTATCATACGGCAATGCTTACTCCTTCCAACATAAGTGTGAACAGTGCAGTGTCCAGGCTCGACACGATAAAAATCTTTTGGAGGATTTTCCATACACGGAAGCTTCTGAAAAATACCAAGAGCCGTATGAGATTACACTACCCCACAGCGAGAAAAAGTTGGGACTACGGTTGCTCCGAGGATTTGATGAAGCAGCTTTAGCCAAGCACGTTGCCACGGTACAGAAAAAAGTTGGTGTACAGAGTGGTGATCCGGCGTATACGCTCAGGCTGGCTAAACACATTGAAACTGTCGATGGTGAGCAACCGGAGTCCCGCTTTGCAATTCAAACGATGGTAGACAACTTAGAAGGCCCAGACTCACTAGCACTCAGAGATGCGATTGATGATATGAACTTCGGTTACGATCTTCAAATTGATGTTGAGTGTCCTTCTTGTGGCTTCTTTCACGATGAGGTAACGCTGCCCTTTGGGGCAGAGTTCTTTCGTCCCCGGAGGAAGCGTGACCGGGACGTACAAGGATCTGCTTGAGCAGCAGTTCTACATAGCATACCACTCCAAAGGCATAACTTGGAGTTGTGTGGAAGGCATGGCAAGAGTGGAACGTGTGCAGACAATTAGTTTGCTCAATAAAGTCTTGCGTGAGAAGAAAGAAGCCATTGATAAAGCTAGTAGAGGTAAATCTTAGCCATGATGGAAGCCACACTAATTAAGTGGGTCGTAGACTTAGAAAATAAGGCTGGTAAAGTCTGGAAAGACGTTCGTAACGACTTTCAAAAAGGCGATAAAGCCATTGCGATTGCGCAGAAGTCGTGGCAAGGTCTTCAAGATAAAGCCTCAAGCTTCTACAATACGATGCGAACCCGCACTAACAAATGGTCATTGGACTCTCGAAGGTCTTTTGACTTTGTTGGTGGGGGTTTGACAATGATCCGAAAGAAGTTTAGTGCTTTCAAAGGATTCTCCCTTCCTGACATGGCAACCTTCGGAGCATTCGGAGAGGGGATAAAAGACATTGGATCGAAAGTGAGTTCCGCGTTCTCTTCAGGCGGAGGTGAAGAAGTTGGCTCGTTTGTAGAATCTGTTAACCAGATGAACCAACATTTAGGGCTTAGCCGAACACGTCTAAGTTTGTTTAAGAGGGAGCTAGTAAACGCTGGAGTCGAAGGCGGCTCAGCGTTGAACGAAACTGCGGCTGCTGCGAAAGCTTTAACTGAAGCAGGTGTGACAAACCTTAAAATGCTTTTGGAATTGGCTCCTGCTGCTGCGAACTACGCAACAGCTACGACAACTTCCGTAGAGACTGCTTCAAAACTTGCGTACCGATTAGCAGATGACTACGAATACACTGCTAATCAAATTGCTAATGTCTTCAACACTACCCGTAAGGTAGGTCAACAGACGGCGGCTGATACAGGGATGTTATCTGAGGCAATGTTGCAACAGATTGAGATGGTTGGCCCTGCTTTGAAGAAGATGTCTTCGGATCAAAGTGCGGCACTGCTATCTAACCTAGCAGGTGTTACGGGTTCTCTGTCTGAGAACTGGGGCGAGGCCGGGTCTTCGATGGCAGATGCTCTGGCGAAAGGTATTGGTGGAGACAAGGAAGCTCAACAACAAATGAGTATCTTGCTAAACCGACCTTTCAAGGAGATTGAATCTAGGTTGAAGAGCGGAAACCTCGAAGGTCTCTTCGATAACTTAGCCGGAAGTATTAACGATATGTCCGACAGCTCTTTGAAACCTATGATGGAGATAATGGAGTTTCAAGGCTCAGTGGCTGCATTCAGGAACTTAGGATCTAACATAGAGTCGATTAATAGCAAGTTGGCGGTCACGGGTAACTCAGCCGAATCTATGATGTTGAAAGCTACTTCAGCGTCTCTAGAGATGGCGGATGCTTCAGACGCTAACAAGACAGCCTTTGAAAAGTTCTCAGAAGCAACGACTAAAGGCATTGCTAGCATGTCGATGTTTGGTGTGTCGGGTGTTGAGGTGTTGGACTTTATGAAAGAGTTCAACCCAATGTCAGCGGCAGCAGGGTTAAACTTGTTGGTGATGGGGGGTAAAGGTTTTGGCTCTGTCGTCAGTGGGGCTGGTTATGCAATGGACGCTATGAAGGACTTTCGGATGGTCTCTCTTACTGCTCTTGGCCCAATCCTTCTAATCATTGCAGCAGTAGCAGCAGTGGCAGCGGGTGTGTACCTCTTGTGGAAGCACTCCGATACCGTGCGAGCAGTTTGGGCAGACAAAGTTCTCCCAGTGCTAGGCTCAGTGTGGGAAGCCATTAAGCCAGTCATAGACGCTGCAATGAGTTTAGGCAAGATCATTTGGGATGTTATTGTAAGTTCACTAAGTAAGGTCTGGACGATCTTGCAAGTGATTTGGCAAGTAACTAAGCCCATTAGAGAATTACTGATGTTCATTGGTAAGATTGTATGGAACGTCTTATTAAAGAGTTTTAAGATGATAGGCAAGGTAATCAATTTCTTGATTTTGAAACCTTTGACAATCATCATGGATGTTGCAGGATGGATCATTAAGAAAATTGCTTCCTTTGTTGATAAGACGTTTGGTTGGGTACTCAAGGTACTTGATTGGCTAGGCATCATTGACAAAGATAAATTGCTTGGAGAACATGGCAATCCAGAAGCCGCGATTAATGAAGACGACGCAAAGAAAAATGCTGCAAAAGCGTTAGCTCAAGCGCAAGGGGATAGTCTTACCCCAGAGCAAATGAAAGAGCTTGGTGTAGAGACTCCTGAAAATGTCAAAGTTGATACTTCTAACTTAGACGTTGGGGGAGCTGAAATGATGATGCAAGCACCAACAAGTGAAGGAACGGCTGAGGCTACTAACGAGATGTCGAATGCTGTAACAGACCGCCTCGAATGGGGCTTCACGATGTTAGCTGAAAAGCTAGATAGCTTGGGTGGTTCTCCTGGTGTAGCTGCTAGAAGTAACACTCAAAACAATAGCCTGAATTTAGGTGAGTCTGACCTAACCACGGGGTACGGAGTCTAATGCCAATTCAAAGCAAAGTAACAACACTTCAAACGGCGTTCCTTTATCTTGAGGACAACACGGAGGAACGATTAGAGTTCCAACTTGTGCCGGATGAAATCGCTTGGAACAAAGCAGCGGAGTACGCATCGGTTCCCATCCTAGGTAGGTCAGAACCGATTCGGGTGTACAGCTCTTCAACAACTAAAATCTTCAACCTGACACTAGGCTTCATGGCTTCAGTAGATGGTGGTGATGATGGAGTACCGGAGTCGGAAATTGACGGTCGAGTGAGGTGGTGTGAGTCATTGGTTTACCCAGAAGTGAAGGGAGGTGTTTACCTCCCTACGCCTACGGTTATCTTTGTCTTCGGCACACTCATTGATGTGAGGTGTGTTTGCACAAACGTAGCTCCAGTAATTAAAGGCCCGTGGACAACCCCGGACTTAACGAGTTATCACGCAATCATTTCGTTAACCTTGGAAGAGGTGAGCGATAGGCTTCTGTCTAGTTCGGAGGTGAGAACGTAATGGCTGGTAGAACAATCAAACTCAAGGCTAGCAGTCCTTACCAAAGAACCAAACTGTTTCAAGCAGCTTCGGACTCTGACCCTAGTAAAGGCTCTAATGTTTTTTACTGGGGCATTTGGGAGCCGTTTGATTTTGAGCAGACCGATCAGGATCTTGTACACGTTGTCCGGCAAACGGATATTGGAAGACTGGATCTAATCGCTTACGAGTTTTACGGGGATGTCAATTTGTGGTGGGTGATTGCTCACGCTAATGACATCACTAATCAATTCGCTGATGGTCGCGGTAACGGCGGGATGCCAGTTGGTATGCCCTTGAGGATACCAAATAAATCTGATGTCCTGTCGAGATTGCTGCAACGCAATTTGGATACAGGTGAAAGCCGTCCGGCTCTTCCTGTTAATCGACCTGCTGGCTTAATAGATACTTCATTCGGAAATACATAAGATGGCTGAGATTAAATCCTGGCTATCTCCAGGAGTGCCATCTGTACGGATCATCCTTGGGGGTAGGGACATTAACGCTATCCCCAATTACCTAGAGAAGTTTTCTCATGAGGTGTTGTCGGATGGCTCGATGGGTAAAACAAGCATCACCTTGTTTGACCAAGAGTGGGATACATTAGAAAATCTAATCATCCCTGATGACAGAGCGATTCAGTACGAATTCGGTTGGGCTAATGGTAGGACTTCAAAGCTTCAAGAAGGGGTGGTACTAAAGTATCAACCAACCTTTGAGCATACAGGACTACGGTTGCACTTAGAGTTGACGGGTAACTTGCTGCGTGACTCGCAACAAGTTTACTCGCGCTCTTGGAAGAGTCAAAAGGTTAGTGACATCGTTGCTGATGTCTTCGGCACGAGAAATTGGAATCTGGACATTGAAGAAACTTCAGGACGGATAACCATTGAACAGCAGAATGTGACGAATGCGTTTTTCATTGAGAACGTATTAAAGCCCAAAGCTGTCTCAGCTCGAACCGGGCAATCTGGTTATGAGTTCAGGTGTGAAGGTAATACAATTATCTTCAGAACGCCGGACTATGAGCAAGGCATCATTAGAAGGTACATCTACGGACGTACTGAAAACTCGGAAGTGTTGAGCTTTGCTCCGCAGTTTAACGGGTACATGATGTTAGCTAGTGGTGGTGGGGACATTCGGGTAGAAGGCTACGATGTGTTGTCAAAACAACCCATTGTTCAAAACATCAACATCGACAATAGCGGCCCTCGAATTGCTCAAGGCGATAGGACAATTCAGACTGAGGATCAAGGCGGTAACACAGGGAGAATGTACACCCTGCCTTACGACGATCCAAAGCAAGTGGAAGCGTGGGCTAACTGGAAGTTGGCTAAAGCTCGAACACTAACATGGCGAGCATCCATGCAGATTCTAGGAGACCCAACCCTTGTGGTAGGAGACCTAATCGAAGTGATGGTACAGAAGACAGACGGTGACATCCACTACACCAGCGGAGTCTATCGCATCTACCGCGTTAAGCATGCCATCACGAGAGGTAGCTACGTTACAAACCTTGAACTAGGCACAGACGGAAGCCGTCACCCAGATCAAGGTAAGAACGCTGGCACTAAGCGACAACAGAAGCTCATTGATCGTGGTGAAAACGACCGTGATGAAGGTGCTGAAATCACATCGGAGTAAACCATGACTGATCCAGGCTTAAACCAAGCTGGCAATCAAGACCGTCAACGATTGAGAGATAGATACTACGGTGTTTATATCGGCTTAATCGAAGACACTGATGATCCAAAGATTCTTGGGCGTGTAAAGGTTCGAGTGTCAGCCGTCAACACGGATAAATCTAAGATCCCAACTTCGGCATTACCTTGGGCGCACTTCATTTCACTAGGCGGTGGTGGTACTGACCACGGGGACTACAGAGTTCCCCCGGTAGGTTCGCAAGTTGCGGTGATGTACATGCAGGGTGATCCGCATCATCCGTTCTGGATGGGAACTGTTTGGGGTAAGGACGATACGATCACTGAAGTAGGGCAGCGAGCAGCAGACACAACAGGGCAAAGCCGACACGCGGGTAACGTCTACCCCGGATCGAACATTGACGGGGCAACTGCTGAAGCTCGGAAGGTCTCGGCTATTAGAACTCCTGGAGGGCATAAAATCATCTTCGATGATAACTCCGGTGGAGATAGTCAACACGTCACGCTAGAAACTGCGGGTGGTCACATCATTAGTTTTGATGACAAAGCAGCTACTCGAAGACTTGAAATGCAGACTCCGTTGGGTCATAACATTTTGATGTCAGACATTAGCGGTAAGGAGTCAATCGTGATTACCACTAAAGGTGGTCAAGAGATTTGGCTTGATGATGAGACTCCAAAGATTGAAATCAACACAGACGATGGACACCAACTGTCAATGAACAGCTCTACTGACATCGTAGAACTTTCAACAAACGGCGGTCACACACTGAAGATGACTGAGAGCGGCAAGATCCTACTCAGTAGCACAGGTGACTTGGACTTAACGGCATCAGGCGATGTCAACATTACTGGAACCAACATCAACTTGAACTAATGGGTGCAGCACACAGAGACGGAGACTTGAACACAGATAACGGAGTGCTTAATTCAGTTCTTCAGTCAACTGTGTTCTGCAACGGAAGTTTACTTTCTGTTGATGGGTCTAGTAGAACATCGGATGACTCCTGCACAGGCGGTAATCCTCACTGTTCTCCAAACTTGAAGACGGCTAACGGAAGCTCAAATGTTTTTGCTGAAGGCATTGCAGTGAATTACAGCGGTAACGCCGACACTTGAATTACTCACTCCTGTACAGGCGGTTCGTCTGACGTAAATGTAAACTAATGGGCTTAGTCATTAACAACATTACAACTGATCCAACATCGACAAATGCAAACCCGAGGTTCGGGGCAAGGTATAGAGGACTCGCATTGCCTTTGCGTGATAAGCAAGGTGGCCCGTGGGAAGTTGTCTACACCAAAGAAGTCATTTACGGATCAATCCTATCAATCCTAACTACCCACCCAGGCGAGCGCGTAATGCTCCCAGAGTTCGGTAGTGCTTTGAACAAGTTGGTCTTTGAACCTAATGACGCGCTCTTGAAGTCCATTGCAAAGCGGGTTGTTATCAAGGCAATTGAGAGATGGGAAACTCGCATCTCTTTAATCGACGTGTTGATCTCAGCAGAGGAACACGAATTCACCATTCAAATGCGTTACATCATTAAAGAAACGCAATCACAAGACTCGTTGTTCATCTCGATTCAACGAGGCAACATGGCGGCTTAACATGGCTAATTCAAACTCCTCTGTGTCGGCATTACCTGCATTCATTGACTTCACTTCAAGAGACTTTGCAGGTTACAAACTTTCACTCATCGAGTTCCTGAAACAGAAGTACCCAGAGGATTACCAAGACTTCGTTGAGTCTGCCTTGGGTGTTGCGATGTTGGAACTCGCAGCTTACGGTTTCGCGGTTAACAGTTTTGCTATCGACAGAGGTGCTAACGAAACCTACATCGAAGTAATTAGAGAACGCCGCAACATGGTAGGCGCTACTAAGCTGATTGGTTACACGATGAGCTTAGCGACTGCTGCTTCCGCAGACCTAGTGATTCAAACCGCAGACATCGCAACTTATGAAACCGTCACCATTGCAAAAGGCCAAGTGCTGACAGCGGGGACGGCCAAGTTTGAAGTGCTGGTCGATTACACTCTTTCCTACAGTGCGCCGGATTGGATCGTCAACGGAGTGAACCAAGGAAGCGGATCAACAATTAGCATCTCAGCTAGTGAGGGCCAGTCGTACAACGAATCCTTTACTTCGGACGGTTCCCCATTTCAGCGCATGGTGCTTTCAAATGTTCCGGTGATCGACGGCACGGTAGAAGTGGTGATCGGCGGGGTGACTTGGCTAGAAGTAGATTCCTTGGTTTTGGGCGATCCAGACGATTCCACCAACCAGGAGATTTATGAAGTCAAAATCAACGAAGACGATCAAGCCTCAATTTCCTTTGGCGACAACAACACGGGCAACGCTCCGGCGAGGGGCGTCACTGTGGAAGCTGCTTACCGCACAGGCGGGGGTAGCGAGGGCAACGTGGCCGCAAATGCCATCAGCCAGCCAGTAGAGGTCGTGGGGACGCCCACGGGTGGCGGGGCCACTCAAACCATCTCCCTAGACGTTGCGAACACTGTGGCGGCTTCTGGGGGCGCTCCACGGGAGAGCATTGAAACCGCTCGCTTCTTCGCGCCGGAATACGTCAAGACCAATGACCGGGCAATCACCTTCGGGGATTACGTCACGCTCTCCAATGGCTACACCGATGGCAGCAATGGCACGGTGGCAAAGGCCGGAGTCATTTGTGACCCCTCGGACGGGCTGAGCAATCTGGTCTCTGTGTACGTCTGGACAGCCGACGATGACAATGTTCTGGTAGCCTCTCCCGCGCAATCTCTCCTAGACGCTCTTGCTAGCTTCCTGGAGGGCCGCAAGGTGGCTACCGTGGCTGTTGCGGTGGTTCCGGGCTACAACCGCTCAGTGAACGTCACAGCGCGTATCAGGGTGAATTCTCGGTTTACCTCGGCAGATGTGGTGACGGCGGTTGAGTCGGTCATTGACGGGCTTTTCAAGGAAAGCCGGGTGCGCCATGAAAATGAGCTGCGGTCTTCCTGGATCTACGATGAAATCATGGCGGTTCCTGGCGTCGATTGGTGTCACGTCACCGCGCCAGATCCGGCCATTTTGACGGACACACTTCAATCGCTAGGGGCAGGTACTTTGCCGACACAAACGGCAGGTGGTACAGGAACTTCGATTTTGATCCTGCCGACTAACCACACTTCACCCAGCCAAGCGGTTAGCACAGTAGATGACTTTTACTGCAATTACCGGGTTCGAGTGAATGACGGTGGTGTGATTGAAACCCGCCGAGTAGTTTCCTACGTTGGTTCAACTAAGACTCTCACAGTAGAAAATGCTTGGGATCTTGCTGACCCTGCAAGTGCAGATACCTACGAATTGTTCCATCCGCGATTAGTGCGGTTGGAGTCCGGTGCATCGGCAGTCGATGACACTTTTGTAAGCAGAGTGCTAACAACAGATTCGGGAACCGGATCGGGTCAAGCTCGATTTGTCTTGGATTACGACGGCACTGAAAAAATTGCAACACTCAACTCTGACTGGAGTGTGTACCCGGATGCTACTACAACGTACAGCATGTTGCCCGACCTTCGGGCAAGAGATAGCGAAGCGTTAGTTAAGGGAACCGTAACAGTCACGGTTGTACAAACTCAAACTAGCTCATAATGAGTGACATTCGACTCTATGACATGCTTCCTTTTTCGGTCAAATCAAATGACCCAAACGAAGCGATCAAGAAATTCTTTGATGCAGTACAACGCGATTACTTCCGGCTAACTGAAGAGACGAAAGCCATTTCAGTATTGCTTGATGTTGATGGAGTCAATGTGCCTAAGCGGTACAGCGATGGTGGAATCCTGTTAACGACAGGTAACTACTCTGGCTTTAGTGATGACTTGCAACATGGTGAGCAGATCCTAATCGGTACTGCGCAATTCCCAGACAAGTTAGTTTTTGCTCCTGGCACGTTCATCCCAACGGATGATTACTATGTCGGGTGCGGAGTGCTTAACTTGAAAGACCCCACTTCAGCGTCACCTTCTCCGAATACTTACGGTAAGTACCGGGTGATCGTTGACTTTGATGAGTCTACAGGGACAGCTACGGTTAACGAAGACTGGGATGCAGTTTCATTCTCAGACGAAGAGTTCCTTGGTGAAATTGCTTATCCGTTGACGGGTTACTTACCTGCACCGGACTACCAGGATTCAGATTCAGCTCTTGCAGCATCGGGTATGACGTTCTCCCTTCACGGGGATGCTAACTACAACTACGATGCCGTAATCCCTCAAGCACACATTGACATGGAAGATGTTTATGTGGGTATGTATGCAAGGGTGCAACGTAGGCAAATTGATCCAGCCAATGATGAAGATGTTTTGCTTAATGTGCAGACAAGGCAAATCATTGAGTACAGTCCGACAACTGGAGTCTTCCGAGTAGATTCTGCTTGGGATGAACCTCCAACTGTTGCGCATACCATTGGCATTGTTCCAACATTCGTTTCGTTAGATTACCTAGCGCGAATGGTTGGGTAACCTAGAACCAGATGACCCGGAGATTCTTCAACGGCAGCAGATTGCTAATGCAGTCAACTTGTACAAGTTGAAGGGAACACATAAGGCTTACAAGCTCTTGTTTAAGACGTTTGGCTTTGATGTGAAAGTCACTGAGGTAACATCGAACTACACTCACGCGCCGGAGACTGGTTGGTTCAATGTCGATGACAACGATCCTCCAGACGTAACGGCAAGCGAACCTGCTCACCTTGAGTACAGAGACGGCATTGACATCGGCTCCCCGGCTAGCGCAGAGTCGCTAGCTAACGCGGCCATGTTTGTACCTAACCTGCAAGAAGGCACGTCTCTGGATGTGTACTTTGATACGGTCACGACTGATGCTAATGCTACGGCGGCTGTTTCAGGACGTTCCATTGTGATGAGTAGCGCAGACGGTGGTGCTGGTTCAGGAACACTGTTGGAGAAAACTTTTCCGAAGGGTGAAGATACTTCGATCTACTTGTACGACATCTCGCTAGTCATCGGTGAAAGCACAGCCTTTTCCGGTGGTGACACTTTGGATTTAATTACGATGCGGTCTGCTACAGACCCATCTGAAGCAATCTCTTTGCAGTTGATTGCAAGTAACGTCCTAAAGATCACAGGAGACGGCACAAATGAATTCGCATCGACTCCGGTAACAACTAGCCACACTTTCACGGTAGGGCAAGTTGTTAATGTCCGTGTTGCGATGAAGGCCGGAACATCCAGTGATGGATGGTTCCAAGTGTTCCTAGGTTCTGGTAAACCAGAATTGATTTACGAAAGTAAAGACATCGACACTCTAGCTGATGCTGAAGAGTTCCAGCTAGGGGAGACTAATGCAAGTACCCTCACTTACCAAATCGAGTTCAGTAACATCCGAGTCGGCTTAGCTGACAAAGACAAGTTGTTGCAAATCGGCGGTGGTGAAGATGAGACAAAGAAAATCATTGACACGTTAGCGGTCGATGGTGCTTCAGGTAATACTGCGATTCAAATACCTGATTCTGACATTGATGTTTTCTTGAAGCCCTTAGTTCCGGGTGTAAACCTAGGAGCTACGGACTTTGATGAATTAAGAAGACGAATCGAAATCATTAGACCAATCCATGTGGAGATTGGTTTGATCGGCTCCATCTCTAATCTAGATGAGAACTTGTTAGTTCAAGCAGTGAACGGGATTGTGGCATCGCATCTTGTCCCCGATAACCTTGACGTGTCCACAGAACTAACTGTATCCGGCGCATTGTTGACTCAACCAGTCGATAACGCAGCGGTTACAACAACCTTAAAAATCACTCAACCTATCCGATGGGATAGAACGGGTGTTGATACCTACACGTCTCCATTGTTCAAAGGATGGGGTTCGGTAGGCGTTCTGTTCGAGGGGTAAAACCAGATGGCTAATAACATGGACAGTAATTTCGAGGTGTCCTTTCCGATTGCTGGCTCTGCCATTAGTTCGGATGAGATCCGTTCTAACCTAACGGCACTAGGGTCTCTAAGCGTTCAAAGTTTGGGAAGTGGTCAGCAAACTGACCATTACCCGTTTGTTGTAGAAGGAGGTAGGGCAGTTGCAGAGATCGGGCTGACTCGCGCTCACATGAGAGGCGATGTACGGGATTGGCCCGTTGACCTTAGCACCATTACCTCTCCAAAGGTAAAGTTAGGCATCACGCTAACAACTGGTGTTGAGACGGTTTTAGAAGTAACCTTGACTACAGGTTCAGCGGTAACGATTGATGATGTCATTAGCGACATCAATACAGCTTTCGGTACAACTGTCGCCTACCGTCAAGAGGACGCTTCAGCAAGTGGTGTGATTAAGAGTTACTTGCTCATTAAAGCTCCGGCTTACGGTGGTGAAAACTCTTACGTCAAACTGTACGACACAACTACAGCTAGCGATGACGCGAAAGACAAGATTTTCAACTTCTCTTTTCGTGTTGAAGGTGGAGTAATGCCCCCGGCATACCCGTACACCATTACGGGTTCTACACCTTTCGCTCAACAAGTGACCCTTACAAAGGCATCTACTGAGTTTAGTGCTTACGATGAAGCTAGTGGCATTCGCAAGATGCTTCAGTATGATCCGCAAGCGCCTACCGCAGTAGGTTCAAAGAAGCGACGTTTATCTACTACAGCCACGTTCCCGATTAACACGGATTACAAGACGGCTGCAAGATTCACAGTCATTCAAGGAACTACACAAACTAACCAGAAGGTTGACCTAGCTACCTCGAACAGCTTGGCTTTGTCTTCGGTCGTTAGTTCTTTGAATTCGGGATTTGGAATCCCGTCGATTGCTTTTGATGATACGTCACGCTTAGTCGTACAAGGTTCACACTCACCTACGCTGTCTTCAATAGCACCGGATGAGACTACCAACATTAGCAATAGCATTGTTAAGGTTCTCACACCTTCCGGTAATGATGCTTTCCGCGATGTAAACCCGCTCCTGTTTGGTTCCAGTATGCAAACTGGTCTAGGCGTAGTGGGAATGGAAGACACAGTTCTAGATCACGTCAATTACAACCCGACTGGTCATAGATTTGATACTAATGCTGCTGCGGTAGAGTTCCCTTACCACAGACACCAAACTCACTACGGCTCCCACACCTTCTACGGTCAAGGCTGGAGTAGAACACCCATGCTGCGAAGCGATCATCCTTTCGATGAAACGGGTGACGGCACAATCGAATCATGGTCTGGTTTTGGTGGTGGCCCTACATGGGGCGTTGGCTTGTTCGGCCCTCCAGTTCCTACTAAGGACGCATTAAAACGTCAAGCAGGAACTTCCGGGGTCGTAGGCATTGCTCCAGGTGAAATCAGGTATGACCGATTCACAGGAATTCCGTGGGCATGGTCAACTAGACGCCATAACTACACAGACATCCCGAACATCCTGAGCGATGAAGGTACGGGGTGGGCAACTAAGAAGCCGTTCTTCCAAAATAACTTCTATGAGCCTAACAACGAAGGTGGTGTATGGAGACGCGCTGTGCCTGATGGTTACAGGCACGTCATCTATCACGATGAGTTAGAAGCTTACGGGGTTCGCTTTGGTAGAGACGCAAGACCCGCTCCTTACGGCACACGGGCAAGCGTTCAAAACTTAAACACTAACGGTTATCCTTCGGGCTTGAGAGAAGAGAGAACTTTTGTTAGTTCTACCTTGGCTCGCTCGGCGTTGGTTGAGCTGCAAGACATTCGTGATGGATTCTTCCCCACGGATATTTCCAGTGCAAACAACGATTACGGAGTTCCATACACCACAACCTTTAACGGTTCTGGCATCCATCGTACTGAAGCTCGGAACATTAACCGAGGTCATGATAACTGGGATGACTTTAACCGTACTGAAGGTGCTTTGTCTGGTGGTGCTGCTGGCACTAACATTGAACAAGAAAGTGGTACAGGTGTTTGGACAACTGATCCAGGTTGGGCGGTTCTTCACTTCGATGACGAAAACGCTGCATCCGACACATCGGCTTGCGCTAACCTACCATCAACAACTACAGGAGTTACTGAAGCGTTCTACTTAGGCGCTTCTGGAGCTACTGCTAGTTACGATGACATGGTTGTAGTTGCTGAAGTTTTCAAAGCTACTAACAAGGTTGAAAACAATGTCTTCAATGATCGTCCGGCAGTAGGCGTCATTGCGAGGTGTAACGGTAATAAAGCTGCGGCTGACTCAGGCTTCTATGCTGCTTCTATCAGTGACCAAGGTGACTTGGTATTGTGGAAGGACGATGGCTTAGGAAATCTAACCCAACTGCAAACGCTCACCATTGACCCTCCGTTAATGGCTGTGCGAGGTATGGCGATTAGATTGGAAGCGAGGGCTTCAGGTATAGTCAACGCACAGTTGAAAGTGTTCTGGCCGAGTAGCTTTGATAACACGGCTTGGGAAGAAGAGATCCCGAAGATCATCTATGCGGATTCAGCATCTCCTGTAATTGGAGGTTCTGGAAACCGTGAGGCTGGTATCTTTGGTAAGTCTTCCTCCACGATGGATGTTCGAGTCGGCAAATGGATGGCCCGACCGATTGACGGTAATGCTGAAATCATCGGCTTACCTGAAGTCTCTGGTGCTAGACTGCGCGATACGCTTACTGCGGTAACGATTGCAAACAACGCCGACACTTCCGCTATCGTTAGCACGGGTGGGACAATCAATGACTGTACTCCTGACTTCCCTCTGAGGTTAGTCGGTGGTACAAACATGACGGTGAAGATCCTAAGAGACGAAAGAACAATCGTCTTTGAATCAACCGCTAGTGGCGGTGGTGGGGGTGGCAGCGGTAGTAACTCTAGTGGTGGTTCCGGTGGTGGCCCTGGCGGTACAACGCACGGCGCTGGCGGTACTGCTGATGGTCTTGATCCCAAGACTAAGAATTACGCTGCGGATCGGGTTGAGTTTG